AGGCTGGCGTACTATGGGTATTGTTATTAACTCAGACGACACTAGCGGCTTTATAGTGAACAACAAACGTGTAGCTCAAGAATACAGAGTTACTAAGTCAGCTACTCAAGTAGCTACACGAATAGAATCTAATTAGGAATAACTAATGACTGATAGGTATTGGAACAAAACAGGAAATAACACTGACGGGCTTTCAGAAGCAACTGCTTACAATACTTTTTCAGCAGTTCATGCTGATTGTGTAGATGGAGACAGAGTTCTTGTTGGTGCTGGAGTTTATAGCGCTTCTGAGATGCAAACAGGATCTAATGGTTATGCACTTGTTCAAACAGGCATTACTATTGAGGCGCAAGTTGCTGGATCAGTTACAGTGCAGCCTAGCGCAGCAACAGCAGCTTTTAGATGGTCAACAGATTTGTCAGGGCAAACTGTAGGTGTTAGCGGCATTGTAATGGATGATTCTGGCCCAGTAGCCCCAAACTACGGAGTCTGGGTTGCAAATAACGGATCAAGTGCTTGCACAGTGGTATGCGAAAACAATACATTCAAAAATAATGCTATTTTTGGAATTAATATTACCAACGCACTTATAAAAGCTAATTTAACAGTAAAAGGAAATACTTTAACTGGAGTGTCCACTAGAGGCTTGATAAAGGCTATTACTCTTGGAGAGGGTGATGTTTTAGTTGAAAATAATACTATAACTATTACAGGTAAGACTAACGGAGAGTCTCCAATTTACCTTTCTGCTGACGCAGCACCTTGCACAGCAATTGTAAAAGACAATGCTATAACTTGTACTCTTTCGTCATCAGTAAGTCAAATTGAGCATCCAATGATAAGAGTTTTAAACATTGATGGCGCATTAATAGAGGGCAACAATGTAAGTTGTTATGCTGACTCTACAACTGGCACTGGATCATTAATTGTTGTTGATTGCGATACAGCAACATTAACTGCAAACGACTGCATTGTAAGAAATAACACAGGGTACATTGATACTACTGGCGGGTTTATGATTCGCTTTGGTCACGATGGAAGTGATGCTGCATTAGATCACAAAGCAAACAACGGAACAATGACAAACAACACAATGAATGGCAGTGAAGTTTTCCGAAACTCTACTGGTCACTCTATATTTTTTGGTCACCAGACTGATTGTAACAGTTCATTTAACATCGTTTCTAATGGTGGGTTAGGATTACTTTGTAAGGGAACTATTGGTGGCGGACATTACGGAAACATCATAAGAAACTTTGGTTCTACAGCCGCTAATGTTGGATCTGGAATCCAAGCAAAAGGCGTTACAAACACAACATTTTACGGAAACATCGTAGATGTTACTCCAGATTGTTCTGGTACAGTTATGCTTGTTATTGCTGATGACACTCAATCGCCAACAAAAAACAGCACTGGTGCATTAATCCAGTCAAATGCAATTCAAATATCTGCTGCAACAAAAGCTGCATTAGGCTTAATTCAAGTTTCTGAAAATAACACTGCTACCTTTGCGTCTAACACTTATGCAAACGCTGATGACTTTACTAAAGCAACACCTTGCACAACAGATGCTGGTGGCGCTGGTCAGACTTCTGTATCTCTAGCGAGCTGGAAATCAACAGACGAAACAAGTGCAAATATTGATAACACAATAACAAGCGTTATTACTTCGGGAGCTGGATCAGCGCCCTCAAGAGCTGTAACATACATAACTTCACAAACAAGAGGGGATACTTCATCTGTATTTACATTGCAGCCTAGTCAGGAGCTACAGGCATTCGCAGTTCCAGCTCTTCAAGAGAACGAGTATGTTACCATTGAGGTTAATGATGCAATCCAAGGCTGGAGATCAATGGGTGTTGTTGTAAACCAGTTTGATTCAAATGGTTTTATAATCAATAACAAACGTGTAGCTCAAGAGTATAGGTTAACAAAATCTGCCACACGGTCATCTACACGAATAGAATCTAATTAATGATTAAACGTCAAAAGAAAAGAAAGCTAACCAAGCAACAGGAAAAGTTTGTTGACCTAATGGCTCGTGGTTATCACGAAGGTCGAGATCCTACAAAGATGACTGTAATGGATGCGTTTCGTCTAGCGGGCTATGCGCCTGATAACGGTAACGCTTACCGCTTGTACAAAGATCTAAAAGAGTTGATCAAAGAGAAGAGGGATGACTTGGTTGAAGAAAATCAAGTTGCCTCTCTTGCAACTAAGATCATAGAAGATATTATGGTTGATCCAGATAATCGACCAGAGATCCGTTTAAAAGCGGCTCAAGATATTCTGCACAGAACAGGCCATGATAAGCCTAAAGAACTAAATGTTAAACAAACCGTATCAGACCTTTCTGATGCAGAACTTGATGAACAACTATCCGAGCTGATTGAATCATCCCAAAATGTCCAAAAACTTAAAGAAGGCTGAAAAAGAGAAGTTACTACTCTTAGTTCAGGAGAGAGAGCAAAGGCGTTTATTTAACCAAATAAATGCTTGGGAGCCCTATGGGTGGCAAGAGCTGTTAGCTAATGCTACCTTAGAGGCCAATCAGTGTTTGGCTATGGCGGGTAACAGGGTAGGCAAGACTTACACTGGAGCTAGGATAAGCGCTTGTCACCTAACAGGTAAGTACCCTGATTGGTGGACAGGTCATAGATTTAAAAAGCCTATTACTGCGTGGGCTGCTGGTGCTAGTACAGTTACCACAAGAGACATATTACAGCGCGAGCTATTAGGTGATCCTGTAAACATTGACTTGCGTGGATCTGGAGCTATACCAAGAGACTGTATCGTAGATGTAGTGCGTAAGCCACAGATACCAAATGCAGTTGAGAGTATTGTAGTTAAGTTTCACGATGAGAAAGGTAATCACATCGGTGAATCGGTAGTCTCGTTTAAGTCATACGAGATGGGTGAAGAGAAGTTCATGGGTTCTTCTCTTGACTGGGTTTGGCTAGATGAGCAGCCAGCACAGAACATATACACACAGTGTTTGACTCGAACGCTGGATAAAAAGGGTTTCGTTATGATGACGTTTACCCCAGAGAGTGGAATGACTCCAGTTATCCAGCAGTTTATGAAGGAAAGAAAGAAGGGTCAGTTTCTTATCCAAGCAGGTTGGGATGAAGCGCCTCACTTAGATGAGGATGCAAAAGAGCAGATACTAGCTCAGTATCTTCCTAACGAACGAGAGATGAGAACAAAAGGCCAGCCAGTATTCGGTAGAGGTATGGTGTTCCCATACTCGCTAGAAAGGCTGGTTGTAGAAGACTTTGAGATACCCTCTCACTGGTTGAGAATATCGGGTATAGATTTTGGGTTTGATCACCCTACAGCTATTGTTTGGGGTGCAATAAATCCAGACAATGGCTGCTTTTATGTTACAGACGAGTACAGAGAATCTCGTCAAACAGCAACACAACACGCTATAGCAATTAGACAAAGAACTTGTCAGCCACCTATAGCTTGGCCTCACGATGGTAATAGATCGTTTGATGGCGGTGATTCGATGGCAGAGCAGTATCGTCAGGAAGGAGTAAACTTCTTACCTGAACACTTTACTAATCCGCCAGATATATCTCAGACAAAAGGGGATATAAAGATTTCGGCAGGTATTACTGCAATGTCGAAAGCGATGGAGAAAGGTTTATTTAAGGTATTCCAAAGTTGTCATTTTTGGCAGCAAGAATACGGAATGTATCACTTTGGCGAGAATGGTAAGATAGTAGATAAGGCAGACGATTTAATGTCAGCTACAAGATACGCGTTCCAAAGCCAAAGGTTTGCTATACCTACAAAAGATAAAAGTAAAAGACAGCGACCTTGGGAAACTAAGGAATCAAGCAATTACAACTGGGTCACATAAATGATCAACAACAAAGAATTACTAAGCACCATTCAGTCTTATGAAGATAACGTATCTGACCACATGGATAGCGATGCTGCGCAGACTCGTGCAGATCTTCTTGATTATTACCTTGGTGAACGGTACGGCAATGAACGGGATGGCTACTCAAGTATCGTTACGCGAGAAGTCTACCAAAGCGTTGAGAATATTAAATCAGATATAGCTGAGTTATTTGTAGCTGATGATGAAACCGTTAGGTTTGAACCAGAAGGGCCAGAAGATGTCGAAGCAGCACAGCAAGCAACAGATTGGGTACGTTATGTTTTCTATCGTCAAAACGATGGCTTTAGCAATATTATGGATAGCCTTATTGATGGCCTTCTTCAGCGTCAGGGTGTTATTAAGCGTTGGCGAGCTATGGAAGACAAAACAACGACTCACTCGTTTGAAGACATTTCTCAGCCAGCATTTGAAGTCCTTGACTCAGATCCTGAAATTGAAATTACAGAGTTTGAAGAAGTGCTTGACGAGCTTACTGGCCTTAATACATACCAAGGCAAAATGCTTCGTACGGTTACTGAAAGCTGCACTCGCGTTGAAGTAGTACCGCCAGAAGAGTTTGGCATTGATCGTAATGCAGCTACAGTGCAAGAAGCTCGTTTTGTACGTCAGCGCAGCCAGAAGTCTAAAAGCGATCTGTTAGAGATGGGCTTTGAAGAAAGCAAGATTGACAAGGCTACTACATCATCAGGTTATAACGAGTATGACTCACCTGAGCGTATTGCTCGTAACTTTGACACTGATGACTACGATGGTGATGAGAACTACATCGGTAAGATGTATGACCTGCATGAAGTTTATATTAGAGTTGATCGTGACGAAGATGGTTACGATGAGCTTCTTAAAGTTTGCAAGATTGGCAATATCGTACTAAACATTGAAGAAGTAGACGAGATTCCGTTTGAAATCTGGACTCCTATCCGTATGCCTCACAAGCTTACAGGTCTTTGTCCTGCGGATGCCGCAGCACCTATTCAGAAGGTCAAGAGCACACTTTGGCGTAACCAGTTAGACAATCAGTACAACTTAAATAACGGTCGCCCTGTGGTCGTTGAGGGCCAAGTAGACCTAGACTCAGTAATGAGTAGTAAGCCTGGTGCTCCATACCTAGTTAAGCATCCTAACGCCATCTCATTCCCAAGCCAGCCATCGTTCGGTGCTCACACATATAACATGATGGG